TTTTATACGACACCAACGGATCTCGTGCAGGAGAATGATATCCCAACTGACGGTGAGGGTATATTTAAGAGATTTGCTTCTGGCGGTCTGTATGTGTTCTCCACTGCACCTGCAGGGGCACCTAAGATGATGGGTAATGGTAAAGGGTATAAAGATACATATCCACACCACTATCCCAAAGCAGGAGGTAATGTACGTCGATCTGGTGGTATTCCCAGAGACTACCTACTTTCTATGAAGTCTAACCCAGCATCACCTGATGCAAAGGGGGATAGACATCCTATTCGTGCTGGTGTGACTGGTGTTGTTGACTCTGTGGGTGAGGGTTGGGGTGCTGTCAGAGTAAAAGATCCTGCTACAGGTAAACCTATTTTCCGTTCTGGTCATATGACTGGAATTAAAGTAAAGGTTGGTGACAAAGTTAATCCTAATACTGTCATTGGTACACAAGACTCTGTTGGTATGAGCAATGGATATGTCCATGCCCACATCGAAGGAGACACGGCTGCAATACATAATGCTTGGTTGAGAGCAAATATTGGTGCAACAAGTACAGACACTGGTGCTGATATTGGACCATCTGGTAGTAATGCTTCTTCTCCTGCTACTGGTGCTGGTGGAGAAACTCCTGCAGCAGAGGAAGCACCACCACAGGATCCATTTGATGCAGCAATTGCAAATCTGGAAAGAATTCTTAATCAACATCTCCCCGCAACCAAAGAAGTTCCTAGTGGATGGCAAGGTGAGCAATCTCCTGCTGGTTCTACTACACCAACTCCAGCATCTTCAGGTCCAACCCAGGCAGATCAACTAAATAAGAAGACAGAGAAACTACAAGATCTTTCCAAGAAAAAGGTCAAGAGGGATAAAGATGGCACAACAAAAACAAATACCGAAATGTTGATGTTGCAGCAGAATATTATCCAACCTTCTAGTTCGTCCACAAGTCAACAAGTATATTATGGTTCTGTAAGTCCTCTGGTACTAGGTAAATAATAAATGGCACCAAAAGCAAGACTATACAAATATGTAACTCCACCCCCCGTTAAGGGTGGTGCAACCATAAAGATTGGTGGCAAAACAGTTGCTGGACCTAGTGCTGGATTTAGTCAGTTGATTAAAGCGACTAATAGCATTGGTGCGACTGTTAATAGTATTGCTATTATTGTTGAGGATCTGAACAAGACATTTGCATCTAATATGAAGATGCAGATGAAGCAGACTGAAGAGATGTTTAAGCTTCGTGAGAAGCAGTTTGATAAAATTCAGTCTGATAAAAAGAAACAAGAAGAGAAGCAAAGAAAAGCAGAGGGTCTCAAACAGGACGAAAAGGCAGAATCAACTCAAGAAAAGAAAAAATCTATTATTGGATCTGTTGCTGGAACTGTTGGTAAAGCAGCAGCTTTTGGTCTTGGATTCTTAAAAGGTATCTTTGTTTTGTTTGGTTCTAGCTTTT